CAATGGTCAGGGGCGGCGCCGTAAACAGCCGCCCCGCCACCGTGACCTCCGTGACACGGCCGAAGGTACTCATGCCGGTGCTCCCTCCAGCGACTGGACGATGAAAGGCAGCACATCCACCATGAACTCAGCCCTCCCGACCCGGTCACGGATGCCAGCGACATCGGCCGGCACAATCGGCACCGCCGGCAGCCGCGGGTCAGACACCGACTCGAACAGGTTGGAACCATACACGAACGGCCGCCCATAGACGATGACATCCCCCGCTTCGTCCCGGACGGTCGCCGTGAAAAAATCACCCTCGCTGTTGTAGCGAATCTCGAAGTCGAGCAGCACGCCGGCCACACGGCACCTGAACCGCTGCGGGAAACCGGCGGCCGGGTCGATTGGCAGGTATGCCAGCCGCATTAGCCGCCACCCCCAACTACGGCCAGGACGCCGCTGCCGACGGAGCGGCCCAGNTGGATCAGCCAGCTGGCGCCGGTTTCCTCGTCGACCTCTTCGACCGGNGGCTGCTGCAGGCCCCGCTCTACGGGCGCAACCTCNACNGGNGCNNCGGTGACCGGGTCCGGCGCGAGGAAGGTGCGCTCTTCGACCCGCGCAACCCGCACCTGGCGCAACGTTATTTCAAAGCGGACGCCATTAGCGACCTGGACGGTGCGGCTCGGGTCAAAGCCTTCGATGGCCATGTTCTCCCATACTTCTGCACCGACCCAGGTCACCAGTTGCGGGCTGTCGGCCAGCCTCTTCAGCCGCTCGTACCGCTCTTCCCAATCGGGACCTGCGATGGTGCAGGAGAGCGTCAGGGTGCGCGGTTGCCGGCGGACGTGGTCGGCGATCTCCTGGCCATCCTCAACGGCGTGCTCAGTAATGGTGTTGCGGTAGCTCGGCCGCTCTTCACGGGCCACGTCGATGAGGATGTCACCCAGCATGGGCATGGCTAGACACCCTCCAATGCCACGGCGTAATAGTCGGCTTGCACCAGCGCCTCCAGCACTTCCCGGATGCGGTCGGCTGTGACCTGGCCAATGCGCTCTCCGTCCTCGCGGGTGGCTCCGCGGGCGTCGACTTCGACACGGAGGCTGATGTTGTACACCGGCCCACCAGCCGGCGCCAGCCACCGGCCCGCTTCCGCCGGTCCGGCGGCTGTTTCATCGGCTGCCCCAGGCAAATACACCTCTCCCAGCGCCTGGTCCATCGCCCCCAGGATGGGGCTCACGTCAGCGGCAGCGATGCTGTCCGCAACGGTCTTGACCAGTCCGGGACCGACCCGGTCAAGCTCGGCCAGCGGCCCGCGCTCCGCCGGGCTGTGCGGGAAGAAGCTGAAGATATACTCGGCCAGGCCGCGCAGCGGCGCCGGGATCCATTGCAGGGCAGCGTCGATGGCCTGCGCCAGCACGTCGCCGATATTGAACGTCTCGGCGAACCACTGACGGATGCTGGCCAACCAGTTGCCTAGCGTCTCCAACGTGCGGGATGGCAGGCCCAGCAACCACTGCAGGCCGCGCTCGAACCCGCCAACAAAAAAGCCGGCAATGCGCGCCGGCATGTCCTGCATGAACCCGCCGATTCCGCGAATGCCCGCCTGGACGCGGCCGACAAAGTCCCACACACGCCCAAAGGCGGTTACGATGGGCTGAGCCAGGCCGCCGATCCATTCCTTACCCCAGGCGATGATGCGCCCTGTCAACGAATCGCCCTCGCCGCGGAGGTACGTCATGACGTCCTGGATCAGCAGGACGCCAGCGATCACGGCCCCGATGGCCAGCGTCACTGGCCAGAGCGAGATGCTGATTGTAGCCCCGAGCTTCGCCAAGCCCGCGGTGAACAACGGCACCACCCGCAGAGCCGCCATAAATCCGGTTTGAGCCAGGCGGAGCAACGCGCCCATCTGGGACAGCTGCGGGATAATGAACGATGCCGCCAGCGCCAGGCCTGACAGCATGGCGACAAACCCGAGGCCCACGGCGATAACGGTCTTGACGGGCTCCGGCAGGGAATTGAAGACGTTCACGACGTTGGTCAGGATAGTAGCGCCAAGGCGCAGCGCCGGGATGAAAGCGTTCCCAATGGAAATTTGGGCCTCCTCGATAGCGCTGCTGAGCTCCTCCAGGGCGCCCTTGAGGTTGTCCAACTGCCTACTGGCCACCTCCCGGGCCACGCCAGCACTGGCCCGCAGTTCGTCGGCATAGCTCTGGATGTTGTCCGCGCCCACGTCAAGCAGCGCACTGAATGCGGACACGGCCTCCATGCCCACCAACGTGGTGAGAATCGCCGACCGCTGCGCGGACCCCATGTTCTGAGTAGCTGTCTCAATCTGCCGTAGAATATCGATGAACGGCAGCATGTTGCCGGCGCTGTCGGTAATCTGGATGCCCAACTCCTGGATGAGCCGGGCCGCTTCACCGCTGGGCGATGCCAACCGGGTAAAAATAGCTCTCAGCGCCGTACCAGCCCGCTGGCCCTGGATACCAACGTCACCCAGACGCCCGGCCATGGCCGCCACGTCCTCAATGGAGATGCCCAGGGCGGCAGCCACAGGCGCAACATACGACATGGTGTCGCCCAACATTTCCAGCGTGGTGTTGCTGCTGGTGAATGTTGCTGTCAGGACGTCCGCAATGCGGCCTGTCTCCCGGGCCTCAAGCTGGAAGCCGCTCAGGATGTTGGAAACGATGTCGGCCGTAACGCCCAGCCCCGACTGCGCAGCCGCCGCGGTGTCCAGCAGGCCGGGCATAGCCTCGACGATTTCCTGCACCGAGAACCCGGCCATAGCCAGGTAGCTCATACCCTCGGCCGCTTGGCTGGCTGAGAACACGGTGCTGGCACCAAGGTCCCGGGCTGTGCGGCTGAGAATGGCCAGCTCCTCATCGGTAGCTCGCACCAGCGCGCCAACACGGGACATGGCCTGCTCGAAGTCTGCCGCGGTCCGCACCGAGAATCCGATAGTCCCGGCAGTCGCACCGAAGATGCCGGCGATGACGGCTCGGTTTTCCTTGAGCGTCTTGCCGATCTTCTCAATCTCTTCGCGGTGCTCGGCATACTTGGCCTTGAGGGCATCCAGCGCCTCGCTNCCCGCCTCACGAAGCCGGGCAAATGGCCCCTTGATCTCNTCCACAGCAGCGCCCAGCTGGCCGCTCTCGCTGGCGGCCGAGGCCAAACCCGCCGAGACATCTGCACTCGCCTGCACGGCGGCCGCCCCCAGCTGCTGTGTGGAGGCTGTCGCCGCGCCAAGGCTTGCTGTGGCGGTGGCGCCGGCCGACTCGATGTTGGCTCCCAGCTGCAAGGCGTCAGCCCCGGCCCCGAGGACATTGTCCCGCAGGGCATCAGTGGCCCGGTTCGCCTCGACGAGAGGGTGGCTCTCGATCTGGAATCCGACTGCGATGGTTAGTTCACGTAGCGCCATAACGGCCACCCTCCTTTCTCAGCGGCGTCTCGGGGGCCTAACCTTGGGCACCTTTGGCGCCCCCGGCTCCTGTTTGGATGTGAACAGTTCGAAAGCCGCCAAGGCCTCGAAAAACTCGTCGAAGTCCATGGCGGCCACCTCGGAATAGCTGAACCGCCCACTAAAGACTAACCGCCAGAAGGCTTGTCGCAGCGGGTGCTGCTTTATCCTCTGGCGGTACCGAATCAAATTTGGTTTCCCTTCGGGTGCGAGTCTCGGGTCAGCTTTTCAAGAAGGCCTCGATCTCGCGGACGACCTCCATGAGCTCATCCACGCTTTCGAAGTCGTCCACCTTGAGACCCGACGGCTCGGTCACGACAAAATCGAGCAGGTTCTGGACATACGTGGCAACCTGCAACACACCGTTCTGGTCCCGGGACCGGTCGGTGTTCTGCAGATACCACATCACGCCGGGGTGCTGGAGCTTGTACGTCTTCCCGCGAATGGTCTTGGTCGCGGTCTTCGGTTGCTTCGCCACGATGGATCACTCCTTACTGAGACACGTTGAACGCACTCTCGTAGTTGGCCAGGAGGAATTGCCATTCGGCGTCCTCGACCTCATCGCCGCGGGAGAAGGGCGGCAGGTTGACGATCTTGCACTCGCTGCCGGACACGCTCACGTCGCCATTGAAATTCCGGTCCTGCACGAGAATGGTGATGGGCTCGGCGTTGGGATTGTCCTGCTGCTGCCAAAGCTGATGCAGAAACGCGTTGCTCGGGCTGTTGTGCTTCAGCGTGATGGTCACGGTCCCGGTGTCGTCGGCCGACCTGACGAACGTGACTTCTCCCTTTGCCCCGACGTCGGCAGAGTACCGTTCCGTGGACCTCTCCGCCTCGATGAACGTCCCTTCCGCGAACCCGACAATCTCCCGACCGTTCACGATGACCGCCACGTTGCGAGGATCGTAAAGGTCCGCCATGGTCTGATTCCCCTCTCACGTCAAAGTCAGAAGGGGCGCCGTTAATGGCGCCCCGCTTACACCCGAACGACACCCGTGACTCGCACTCGATGCACGGCGCCGGCCAGGACAGCGTCCCAGTAGACGTCCGGCAGGATGCGGTTCGCCCGGTCGTTGGGGTCGACGTCCTCCCGGCGCGGCGCCCGAACCGTGAACTGCCCGGTGCCATCGTCATTTCGGGCCACAATACCCAGCGTCGTCGCCTGCTGCAGTGTGGTGCGGATGGGCTCGATGATTTGGGCGATCCCGATGTTGTCATACGGGATTTTCTCGTTAACGAACAACACCCGGCTGATGCGCTCTTCCATCCTCGCCTTCAACCAGTCTTTGGCCAGCTGGATGTCGGCGTAGGTCTTGTCCGTCACATAGCCCTCCGATGTCTGCAGCACACCGAACTTGCGGACGTAGGTGATGACGCCGGCATCATGCAGCTGGCTGATCTCCGTCACAGTAAAACCGGCCTCGGAAACGCCATCAAGCGTCTTGAACTTGAACGTGGCCGACCCGGGTTGCAGAGGCGCCATGCGGCCGACCAATGCCGCGTCGGGGTACTCACTCGGCGCCGTATGCGCGAAGTAAACCACTCGGGCGCTGTTGATGGCCTGGGCCTGCGCCACAATCTGCGCCGCCGTCATTCCGGCCTCGTTGGTGAAAACGGCAAATTTGCCCGCGGCTGCCACCCAGCCGGCCAGATCCTCAAGATCGGTTTCCTCATGCTGGCGNGGCGCGAACACGAGCCAATACCAGTCGTTGTGCTGCTGAACCAGCCCGTTGAGCGCCGTGGCCAAATCGCCCGGCGTCGGGGTCGTGCGGTCGATGCTGTAGATGGCCACCCGCCCGGGATTGGGCGACTGGCGGAAAATGGCCTGGGCCGCCAGGTACTCCGGGTCGGTGGGCTGAAAATCCTCGGCCACCGCCGGCAAGGACGTGTATTCCGTGTACGGATGCGCTTTGGTCGTACCAAAAATCAGCGGCAAACCAAAGCCCCTCTGTGTGAGGGGCCGGGTCTGGTCCGTGATGACAATCTCCACGTCCGTCAACGGCATGGTCATCACTCCTTACAGTTGGATCTCCTGGGCGATCTCGCCGCCCATGCCGGTGATGCGCACCCGCTCTATCGTCGGCACCGTCACCTGGAGGACATCGACGACCCGCAGGCGCACATCGAAACCTTGCCTCCGCTCAATCTGTTCGTCCAGCACGGTATCCCGATCCGTAATGGCCGTTACCTCCACGATGACGGCACCCGTGGGCTGCAGCCAGTCGCCGCCCAACTCCGGGATGCTGAACCAATCATGGGTAGCTTGGGTAATGCCGTGAATCCGTGTTCCGTCCCGGTCGAACACCGTCACGGACAAAGTCATGATCGGGTTGCGGATGTAGGTGTACTGCACGTCGTGTTCCCACTTGGGGTCCTGCGCCGGCACCACCGCCCGGGTGCGGCGCAATGAGCCAGGCTCCGGCGTGATAGCGGTCCACTTGAAGCCCACAAACGGGTGCGGCGGCGCCGGGGCGNTNTGGTCTCGCTCGATGACAGCCGTCACGCCGAGCGGCTGCAGATGTGCCCGCAGTCCGGTGACAATCCGGGTCTGGAGAGCCGCCATGTCGATCATGTCGACCCCTCCCGCAACCGCTTGGCAACGTAACGGCGGATGTTGGCCACCCGGTCGTAGTTACGGAGTTCCCGGAGTTCGTAGGTGGCGCCGTCACGCTGGAACTGGGTGCCCAGCGGAAGGTCCACGTGCCCCTCCACGATGACCTTGACGTCCTCCGTCGTGAATTGGCCGGCCTCGTAGAACTGTAGGTCGTAGGCCGTCATCGGCAGGATGGTGGCGACGGCCCGCACCGTTTTGGGCGGCTCGCCCGGCACCCATCGCCCCATATCGTCGTAATAGCCACCGGTGCCCGGTACGGTGAACTCCACCTGCTCACCGAACTGGCGGGCCATAAAGCCCATGTCGAACCGCATCACTGCCGCCGCACCACCCGCAGACGAATCCCTTGAGTCGTCTCCAGGACGCCCGTCTTCCCGATGAGCGGCCGGGCATGACCTTTCAGAACGATGGTGAACGGATCATTGGGGGCAAAGTCAGTGCCCCGGGCCACACGCTCAATGACGGCNTCCTGCAGCACCCGGCCGATGGCTTGGGCCGCTTGGTACGCGTCCGTTTCACCTTCCATCATCGCGGCGATGTGCTCAGACGCAGCCTCCGCAACGTCGTCCTCACGCTCATCCAACGTAGCCCGGAGAAACGATCGCTCCGGGATGCGGAGGCGCTCGCCCTCACGGGGCAAAGTCTCGGTCGGGGCTCCATGCTCGCGAGCTAACATCCGTAGGTGCCTGTAGACCTTGGCATCGACCGGAATGTCTACACCAAACTCGTTCATGGCCCCGATGTTTACGAGGGACGGGGCATCCTCAAAAATCCCGACATCAACCTTGCGGACCTTCAGCCGATTCAACTGGGCCAGCACCTTCGGGATGCGGTTGACATCCTTGACGACCCGAGCTCCGCCCTTGGACATCAGCCATACCTCCGGTATCGGTCCAGGATCCGCTGCACGGGCATAGGCAGCCACTCCCGCTGCTGGTCAAACTGGACCCGGATCTGCTCGACCCAGAAGCTCTGGACATCGGCCGGCATGCTCCGACGGCTGTACCAGCTCATCACCGTCGCGATGCAGGCCTCCTCCAGGTCATAGGGCAGATCCCGCTCGCCCATCCCCTTGCGGGCCTGCTCGGGCGTGATGTAGCCGGCTTCGTACACGACCTCGACCGTAAGACCAGGGCCGCCGGGCCATGAGCCGCTTCGCCGGATGAGCCGCCCTGCTGGAGCGTCGACGTCGTACTCCTCGGGCGAAACCGGGATGCCGTCAGCAGTCACGCTCTCCACGCGGATAACGGGATACAGAGGCAGAAGTAGCACCGGACGCCCGGACCCTTCGAGCCGGTCCGCCCTCCGCGCCCGGGCAAAGTCCCGGTCGCAGTAGCTACGGATGGCATCGCTAGCGCTGTTGATCAGGCGCGCCAACACCGCGTCCTGACTTGTGTCGCTCGGGTCCAGACCAAGCTGTTGCCGCACCGCCTCGATTGTCGTGAGAGCGTGTTCCGACAACATCCCTTGCACCTCAGTTCTTCTGCCTCCGCCCCCGGGTTACGGCTGGCCTGGTGCTGGCAACCTCTACCGCGGGCTGGGCCGCAATCTCCTCAGTAGACTCCACCGACTCGGCCATTCCGCGCTCGATGAGCCGCTGGGCCGTAGCCTCGTCGCACTCGATCACGTCCCCTGGTCGTGCGTCCACCGTGGGACCAGCCAGGGCAGTCAGCAACCGCACTCGCATCATCTCACCCCACAGGGGAGGGCGGGGACTTTCCCCGCCCTCCGTCGGTCAGTTTCTTAGCTCTCGGGGTGGACAAGCACCTTGACGGCCTCGGTGAGGATCAGGCGACCATCCACCCGCTGGTACGCGCGGAAGCCCACCTGGCCCGTTTTCGCGAACAGCTCACCGAGCCTCTGAATGAAGCGGCCCCGACGGTCGACAATCCAGTAGTAACTGAAATCGCCGAACACCAGGGACCGGTTGCCAGCGCCGATCTCCGGCACGTAGTCGCTAGTGACGATGGGCCGACCCAGCAGGGTGTCCGGTTGCCCCTGAGACAAGCTGGGCTGCCACAGATAGCGGCCCTCGTTGTCCTTCAGCTTGCGCAGAGCCAGGACCGTGCTGTCGTTAGCCAACCACGTCGCCCGCCGCCGGTAGGGCCGCCGCAGCGAGTGGTAAAGGTCGAAAATCTCATCTGCGGCGATGGCCGTCGGCGAAGCCGCGATGTGGCCCACCTGCGCGTCGAGCACAACACCCCGCGGCTTGCCGGTACCATCCCCAACGAGGAACGCCTCTTCCTCCTTACGGCCCATGGTGCGCCCATAGTTGGACACCACGTAGGCCTCGAGATCGAAAGCGGCGTCCTGCAACAGTTCCTCGCTGATCCGCATGAGCCGGGTCAGCTTGTGCGCCCGCAGGGTCTTCTGGGTGAACTTGGCGTCGGATTCCGCGTACTCGCCTTCCTCCGCAGTCCAGTAGGCCTCGCCGGTGTCCTCCTCGATGGGGACGTCCCGATCGGTGTCCATCGTAATGACGGTGGCCAGGGTCCGCATGACGTTCTCGTCCTCGAGCGCCTGAACCAACCGCCGCTCCAGCTCATGCGGCACGAGGTAGCCGCCCGCGGAGTCGGTACCCCGGTTCAAGGCGCGGTACTCCTCCGGCCCCAACAGGTTCTTGCCGTGCCGCATCCAGGTGTTCCAGGCAGCCCGATACTCGGGGCCAGAGTTGGGCAGGTTTGCGGCCCGGTCCTCGCCCTGACCCTCGGGAACCGGCCGCAGTTCCAGTCGCCGGGTCTCGATGGGCTGGGCAAGTTCTTTCTCGATAGCCGACAAACGTTCTTCGCGCTCGATGGTCTGGCCAAGGGCGTCAACGTCGGCCATGATGCGGTCCCACTGCTGCTGCTCCTCGGCGGTCAGGCTCCGGCCCTCGGCCTCAGCGGTGTCGAGGATCTTCCGGGCCTGCTCGACAAGGGCTGCGCGCTTGCGACGCAGTTCCAACGTCTTCATTTGCACGTCCTCCTTTTGGCCGCGAAAAAACCGCCCTCATCGGGCGATTTCGCGTGTGGTGTGATGTGATTATGGCAGCACTCAGATGCGCATCGCCAATTCCAGGCGCCGGCGCAACATCTCCAGGCTTCGCCCCTGCTCCGCCCGAAGTACTTCGTTGCGCTGCTCCTGCTCGGACTCGCCAGCCCCCTGGCTCAGCTCATCCGGCACAAGGCTCCGCAGCACCTCGATAGCTGCCAACACCATATCGCGGTCCGTGTTCGTCAAGGACAGACCGCGCTGGTGGCGATACATGATGGCGGCCAGGGCCTCCCAGTCAATGCCGCTGGCCTGCAGGATGCTCCGCACCTGCACGTCCGTCTGGGGGTAGGCCGGAAACGTCACGACGGACACGTCGTGGAGTCGCACCTTCTTGAGGATGCGGATGTTCTCCCCATTTTCCTTGCTGAACTCCTCGTCTAGCACCGTGAATGCGAACGACATCTGGTTCACGTCGCCCCGCCGAATCGAAACGAGCAAGTCGCGGGCCCACTGAGTGTCAGGCGGATCGATCTCCACGGCTAGACCCCTGTCGTCCTCGGCCAACCGCAAAGTGCCGGCCTTGTTGCGACCCAGGACGTAGTTGGGATCGTGATTCCAAAGCGCCCGGACATCGTCTTGCTTAATGGCCTCTTTAAAGGCCCCGGGGAGGATACGCTCCCGAAAGCCCCAAAGGGGCTCCGAAAGCTCGTTGAACACGGCCGCATGCCCCACGATTTTCGGCCGCTCATCTTCGTCGCCTTCCACCCGCATCTCCGCCATGGGAAATATGCGACGGCGAAATTCCACCGCCTTGTCAGCGAGTGCAAGATTCACGCGGATCATCACTCCTTCTCTCGTCATGCGGGCACGATCTGACAGGCGCAGCCCTCATGCAACGGCGGATGGCTAATTCGACTGCTGACCGTCAACGGACCGTCAGCTCCCGCCGGGTGCAATGTCTCACCCTCCAGGGCAAAAGCCCCTCGGATACCTACCACCTTGCCGTCCAGTTCGGCACAGTACGGGCAGGACTCGCCGCTGGTGGTTACCCAACGAAGATAGGTGACGCCGCCCTGCTCGTAGCCAAGGCGGGTAACCGCATTGCCGAGCCTCACCGTCTCGTAGGCGGCAATCTTCCCGGGCCGCCGCTCAACCCATTCGTCAAACCGCTGTGAGAGAGCGGCCACAATGTCCTCGCCGGCCGCCTCGGCGTCCAGTACCACTCGCCTCAGCTGGCCATGCGACTCTTGGATGTGGCGGGTAATGTAGGTCGCCATGTAGTCGCCGACAAACGTGTCCAGCGCCCCACGGTCCAGCTCCGTCCCCAGCTCNTCCTGGACCTCACCCCATAGGGCCTCGGCCAAGGCCAGGAAAGCCGGGAACATAGCCTGCTGAATGAACGCCCGGTGATCTGCGTAGAACCGTCCCAGCCACTCGACGAACGCCTGGGCGCTGGAGCGCCGCCCAAAAACCCTTTCGGCCTCGCGCATAATGTCGGCGCGCTCCCGGCGGATAACCCGAGCAGCGGCGTCCATGATGACGGGACGGAACGACTCTTGGAGCCGGCGCCGCTTCTGAGCCGACCGCAAAGCGGCGGCAGGGTGCGTCGCTGTGCGCTTGACCGCCTCCCACTTGGCTAACCGGACCGCAGGGTTGTCATCGAATGCCTGCGGGTCCTGCCCAGCCACCCACTCCGCCGATACCATGTTCATGGGCACCAGGTAGATGTCGCCGCTCTTGCCGGGCAGGGGGTTCATGTTTTCGAGCTCACGCACGTCGTTGGCGCTCATCCAGCCCCACTGCCGGGCCATCGCGTAGGCCCGGTACCGGCTCTCGATGTCGCCACGGAGCAAGCCCTCCACCAGGAACTCGGCAAAGTAGGTATCCCACTGCTCCCGGGGCAACAGGTGCACCTTGATGGACTGCTCCCACCGGACGAACCAGGGCCGAAACGAGTAGACAACCAACTCGATGCTCTGCTGCTCGATGTTGTTGTTGGTGCTCCGGTCAAGGTCTTTTAGGATATGCGGCGGTAGGTTAAACCACCGCGCAATCTCCGTAACCTGGAACTTCCGAGTCTGCAGGAATTGGCTGTCCTCGGGCGGGATGCCGATCTGCTGCCACTCCACGCCCTCTTCGAGAATGGCAATCCGGTGGGAACGCTCCAAACCACTGTGCAGTCGCTCCCAGTCAGCGCGGATGCGCTCTCGCGCCTTATCCGACAGCTGATTCGGATGCTTCAGTACGCCAGCCGGCCGCCCACCCTCCCCGAACCACCGGGCTCCGAATTCCTCGGTCGCTAGCGCGAGGCCGATAGCCTGGCGGGCAAGTGTGATAGGCGAGTAGCCGACCAACCCGTCGAAGCCGAGCCCCGGGATGTGCCACACCTCAGCCCTGGACAGCACCCGTCGCTCACCGTTCGGAAGCGTCACCTCATAAATCACATCACCGGGCGAGGCCAGCCCAAAAGCAGTCGGAACGGGCTCATCGACACGCCGCACCGTTACCCGGTCCGGCCGCAAAGGCCATAGCTCTACGATCCTGCCCGCGTTGTCGAACACCTTGTAGGCGTAGGCGTTGCCCCATGTTACCAGGTGGCCCTGCAGCGTCTCCCGGAACTGCATCGCCGTCATCTCGGGGTTCGGCGCATCGTGCAGGAGACGGTACAGGTAATGGTCGCGGGCCCGCTCCTTGCCCCTAGGTTCCAGACGCCGGTACAAGATGAGCGGCAGGCTGCCGATAGTCTCGGCGTAGATGCGGATCGCATTGAAAACGGCGCTGTTGGTCAGCGCCGTTGTGTGATCCACGTGCACACCCGCATAAGTGCGACCGCCGCCGAGAACCTCAGCGAGCCAGGAATCCGGCTGCGCCAGCGTGGCGGATCTCTTTTCAAAAAGTCGCGCGACGATGCCCACTCGTTAACCTCTCCTTGGCAAACTGGACCAAATGCCAAGTCCAAACAGGACGCCGCCCACAACGACCAGCGCCACCCACGGCCGCACCATCCAAAGCCCAGCGCCAACCATGGCGAGACCGCCGAACGTCAGGATGTCGGCCAAGTCGATGATGTTGCGCCGGCGCTGCTCCATCGGTGCCACCTCAAATCACGGTCAAGCCGCGAGTCTCATAGATGCTGGTCTTGGGCTTGTTGTGCCGCATCAGCCGGTCCAGGGCCATCACGAGAGCGACAATGCCGTCAATTTTGCCCTGCGATGTGGCCTTGTCCGGCTTCAGGTTTCCGGCCGGATCCATCTTCACCGAGACGTTCCCGGCCATCCAGTTGAGCACGGGATTGTTCCCGTGGTGGATCGCCTTACGCAACAGGCGCCGCTCGAACTCCTTCATCGGCGCCGCCATAGACATGAACCCTTGCCCCATGCCTACCACTTGAAGCCCTTCTTCGGCCAGCTCCGTGGCAAGCTGGTGGGCTTGAAACAGCCGGTCAACGTTAAGATCAACCAGCTGATACGTTTGGGCGTCCTTCAGGATCTGGGCCTTAACGAACGCATAATCCACGGCATTGCCCGGGGTAACGGTTAGGAACCCTTGTCGAGCCCACGCCCGGTAGTGCTCCCGATACCGGTTCTGTGGATCGTTGAGCCGCGCTTCCGGTACCCAGAATCGGGCGATGACGCTCAGGTTCTCGCCGTCTTCCCACGGGAACACCATCACCCAAGCAGTGATGTCAGTCGTGCTCGACAGGTCGAGGCCGCCGTAGCAGACGGCGCCCTTGAGCTTTTCTTCCAGCTGCTTGGCTGGGACCGGCCCGGCGTTTTCGGCCCACAGGTCCAGGTCAATCCAGCGAGTTGCCTGCTGGGTCCAGACATTGAGCCGCTTGGTCAAAAAGTTGTTCAGCGCCGCCGGAACAGCCTTGGCCTTGAGCGCCAATTGCCTCATGTCGTCCAGCTTAACGCTGATCCCAAGGTTCGGGTTCGCCTTGATCCAGCAGCCCTCGTCGAAAGGGTCGTCCCCCTCATCGATGGTGGCGATGTAGGCGAACCAGTTGTCGTCCTGCACCAGGCCCTCAAGCACCTGAACGGAGTACTCCCGTAACTCATAGCAGATCCCATCCCGGTTAAAACCGGCCGTCGTGATGGCCCAAATGAGCGGCTGCCGGCGGGCACCCGTGGCCGTCTCGATGACGTCCCACATGGCCCTCGTTTTGTGTGCATGGAGCTCGTCCACGATGGCCCCATGGACGTTGAGGCCGTCCAGACTGTCCACGTCGGCCCCCAGGGGCTCGAACTTGGACGACGTTTCTGGCACGAACATGTTTGCACCCTGGGCCTTGGGCGTCGTGCCGACCATCTGAATCCGCCGCCGCAACGCCGGGGACCGCTTGACCATCTCCATGGCCTCGCGCCAGACGATCTTGGCCTGTTCCCGCATCGTCGCGGCGGCGTAGACTTCGGCGCCGGGTTCACCGTCGGCATCCAGCAGGTACAGCGCAACGCCGGCTGCCTCGGTGCTCTTGCCGTTTTTCCGGGCAACCTCGTGATAAGCCCGCCGAAACCGCCGCAAGCGGCGGCCGGTTGTCGGGTCCTCCCGCATCCAGCCAAACACCGCGCCGATTCGGAATTGCTGCCACGGTTGCAGCTGAATCGGCACGCCCGCCCATTCGCCCTTGTGCTGGCGCAAGAAGCCGAAAAAGTCGATGGCGTGCTGGGCCGCGTCGGCATCAAAAAAGAGACCTCTATCCTCTCCGGTTTCGAGGTCTCGCAAGTGCCGTTCGCAAGCCAGCCGTACCAGCCGGCCGGCCACCACCTTACCATCGACGACGTCCCGGGCATACTGGGTGACGGGGTCTTTAGCCGCCTTTCGCCTGGCCACGGCGCCTGAACTCCTCGTACTCGTCGTCCTCGTCCTCTTGGCCGGGCAGAGCCAACCGCACACGGGACGACGGGCTCAAGCCGAATTCGGCCAGGTAAGCCCGGAAGCTCGTGCTGTGGTCCCGCAGGACCTGGTGCAGAGGGTGCTTGCGGGGAAGACCCCGCTCGTCAACGGTGGTAATCCCCTCTTTATCAATCCGCTTGGCCGCCTCAACGGCCAGAGCGTAGTGAAGCAGTGTCATCGCGAAGGCCGGGCCGTCAACAGCCGTCAAGAGCCCCAGGCGCTCCAACTCGGGGGCCAGCTCGTCCCACTTAGCCCGTGCCTCTTCGGGCAGCCAGTCCGGGCAGGGAGGCGCCACCGGCTGGGGCTTGGGTTCTGCTTCGGGCAACGGGCGACGTCCGGGGTTGCCGGATAGGACTTTCAGATGTGTTGGCTTCGGCTTCCTGCCTCGTACAGCCACGGGGCGCACCCCCTTTCGTCTGACTCACGAAGCCGCCTTCACATTCGCGAACACCTTAAAGGTACTTCTCGGAAAGAATACCATCCCGCCGCGGCTCATCTTTTGGCCGTTGTACTCCCGCTTCACGGCGTCCAAGTCGTCGAGCCGGGCGCACAGAACATCGCCTGTCTGCTCCTCGTAGATGAACAGCCATACTTCGCAGCCCGTGATTTCCTGCACCCGTTTGTAAGCCCAATAGTGTCGCTTAGGGATGCCGTGCTCCAATCGCCCGGTAAGCCGAGTGTACGTTGCCGCCGCCTTCGTTTTCACCTCGGCCCAACGGCGCTGACCATCCTTTGCTATGTCGAGGTCGGGCACCGGAAAGGCTTCGCNCAACCCTTGAAGACGCGGCGGCTTGTCTCCATCCTCGCCAGAGTAGTCGTAACTCGGAATAACGTACCACCCGCGGGACTGGAGCAGCTCTGCCACCAANCGCTCGCCCGTGCGGCCGCGTTGGAACTCCTCCGTCTNTCGAAAGGCAANCGCGNTCCTCATAGTCGCACCACGAAGCCGAACTTCTGGAACTCCTGTGCGAACCTATCCGGCCGCGGCCCCATGTACAGAACCGCCTGCCCCTAAAGCGGCGCTCCCTCCTGACCCTTCGGTGACC